AGATCTCCCGCAATGCCCGGATGGCGAAACTGGTAGACGCAAGGGACTTAAAATCCCTCAGCCGAAAGGCTATGCGGGTTCGATTCCCGCTCCGGGCACCATCCGACCGTCCTCACGCCTCTTTCTCCGTCTACATAAGCCCTCGGAACCCGCATAACAGCGCCATTTGTGCGTCTCCATGCGTATCCGTTTGACTCCGAGCAGCGACGTAAGCGAGTGAGTAAATCAGTGAGTACAGTCCGGCCCCGAGCGAGTCGACTCGGAGCCTTACTCACATGCTTACGGACACCCTGGTGCGCGCGCTGAAGCCGCGGCACAAGGTCTACAGGAAGGCGGACGCCGGCGGCCTCTGCATCGAAGTGCGCCCGACCGGCGCGAAGAAGTGGCGCTTTCGGTACCGCTTCGCGGGACGCGCCAATATGCTCGATCTTGGCGACTACCCGCGCGTGTCCCTGCAGGACGCCAGGCGGGAGCGCGACCGCCAGAAGCACCTTCTCGCGCGCGGGGAAGACCCCAGCCAGGCTAGGCGCAAAGAGCAGCTTCTGGTGAACGTCGCCAAGGACGACACGTTCGAGGCGATCGCCAACGAGTGGTTGGGGCAGCAGGACTTCGAGCCGTCGACGGCCAGCAAGGCGCGCATGCTGTTCGACCAGCACATCTTCCCCTGGATCGGCCGCCGGCCCGTGCGCGGCATCTCCCCGACCGAATGCCTGGCGTTGATCCGGCGCGCCGAGCATGCCGGCAAGTTCGACATCGCCAAGCGGATCCGGCAGCGAATCGGCCAGGTGTGCCGATACGCCATCACCACGGGTCGGGCGAACGTGAACCCCGCCGAGAGCCTTAAGGGGGCCATGAAGATCGTGAAGGCGGTCCACCACGCCGCCTTGACCGACCGGAAGGAGGTGGGGGCGCTCTTGCGCGCCATTCAGGCCTACCAGGGCCATTTCGTCACCAGGATGGCCATGCAGGTGGCGCCGTACGTGTTCGTTCGCCCAGGCGAGCTCAGGCATATGGAATGGACCGAGCTGGACCTGGAAGCTGGGGAGTGGCGGCTGCCGGCGGGCAAGATGAAGATGCGCGTGCCCCACATCGTGCCGCTGGCCAGGCAGGTCATTGCTCTGCTGAAAGAGATCCAATCGCTGACAGGGCGGGGCCGCTACGTGTTCCCCTCGATGAGGTCGGGCAGCCGCCCGATGTCCGATAACACCATCAATGCGTCGCTGCGGCGCATGGGCTACACCAAGGACGAAGCGACCGCCCATGGCTTCCGCAGCACGGCCAGCACCATCCTGAACGAGATGGGCTGGAACGGCGACTGGATCGAGCGGCAGCTGGCGCACTGCGAGAAGGACGGCGTTCGCGGCAGCTACAACTACGCCCAGTACCTGCCCGGCCGGCGGGAGATGATGCAGGCATGGGCAGACCTGCTGGACAGCCTGAGGGACGGCGGGAAGGTGGTGAATCTGAAGGGCCGGCGCGCCTGAGGCGCCGGCTACATCCCGAGGGGCTGGCCATGCTCAAGAGCGCCCGTGCGAGCCGGCCCGCGCTCCTTCTTTTCGCCCGGCTCCAGCTTTACCCGGCCATCAAGCACGGCCTGCATCCATTCGTCGATTTCCGACTCGAGCCAGACCGACGTCGTGCCCAGCTTGGCCTGGGCAGGGAAGGCGCCGCGCGCGATCCGCTTGTAGATCGCGGCACGGCTCAGGCTGGTCTTCTTCTGGACTTCGGGGAGCTTGATGAATCGCTTGTCGCTCATGCGCGTGATTCCTTGGGCGTCGCCGGCCAAGGCAAAGGCCTGGCGGCGCCGCTGACATAGAGGGGATGCTTGGGGCTGCCGTTGCGGTTGGCGCCAAGGCAGTGCAGGGGCTTGCCCGACGCGTGCAGGATCTCGACCACCCGCGCGGTGCGCTCCGGCGTGGCGAACAGGTCGCCCCAGCCCACGACGATCAGGTCGACCGACCTGGCCAGCTCAGCCAACCACCGGTCGTTATCCGGGCCGACGGGATCGTCCATCCCGTCGAGGTCGCCTGGGTTCGGCGAGCGGCCGCCGGCGTAGCGGTTGCCCACCCAGAAGCCGCCGAAGTCCCAGGCGACGGAGAAGTTGCGCATCCGGGTCTTGGTGTTGTCGGCCTTAAGGTGGTCCGCCGCGCTGGGGTTGTGGCACACCCAGCCGACGATCGGGCCCGGTGCCCAGCGCTCGCGGATCAGGTAGCGCCACTGGCCGCAGGGCGAGATGACCGAGTCGTTCTGCAGGGAGAAGAGGTCGCTCATGCCTTGCCAGCCTCCAGCGGGAATCCATTGTGTTCGCGGCCGTCCAGCATGCGCCCAGCGGCCTTTTTTCCGAATCGCTGCAGCGGGCGATCCAGTGAGTAGGGGCTGGCCAGGGTCGCCCCATCGGTTCGACCGCGGTCATAGGTCGCCCATTCGCCCCATTGCTTGAACAGGAATGGAACGCCGGCCGCGGCACACTGGTCCCGCAGGGAGCGGTACCAGTCGGGGTGGGCAGGGCGCGCCTGGGGGCCGCTCTCGCCACCCGCGATTACCCAGTCGATTTGGCGCAATGCCTCATATTCGTTCACCGCGCCGCGGCACTCGAGATACGCGCGATAAGACTCGCCGGACGCCTGGTGCGCGTACGGCGCCCATCGAAAGCTGATCGGTCCAAGCATCGGCTCGATAGACAGGAACCGAACCATCGCGGGCACGCGCAGCAGCTTGGGGATGTCGCGATCGGCCTCGGCCTGGTTTGCCACCGTGGCGCCAAGCCAGACATTGGGCAGTGGATTGCGCCCGACGGCCGCGTCGGCACTCGACCAACTGCCGGCTTCGTCCATGATCGCCATGGCGTTGCCGATCCGCTTCGTCAGCAGTAGCCAGTCAAGGTGCGGCGTTGCACGGATCAGGTCGAACAGCTCAAGGCGCCAGGACGCCGGCACTTCGTTGTCGAACACGTCGGCAAGGCTGGCGCAGAACACGCGCCGGCGCGCCGGTCGAAGTGGGCAGGTAGGATGCGCGGCGAATTGATCCCATTCCCCACGGTGCCCGCAGCGGCACTCGAAGTAGTTGTCAGCCTTGTTCCAGCGCAGCGGCAGTTTCCAGTTCGCCGCCGACGTGCGCCGGCGCGGCTGGCCAGGACCCCAGGCTACGCCGAGGGCGCGCGCCGGCGTGCTGACCGAGGCGTAGCAGTGGTCGCATGCCGGCGACACCTTCGTGCAGCCGATCCAGGGGTTGAACGTGGCATCGGCCCATTCGATCTTCGTGCGGTCAGCCACGGGCGTCTCCTTCAATTCCTGCCAGTGCACTGGCAGGCACGTGGAAGAAGCCCAGCTGGCCCTTCCAAGGGATGAAGCGAGGTGAGGTCCGGCCGTTCCGGAGGGCGAACCCGAAGGGGCCGTTGAACCATGGGCTTGGAGAATTGCTGAGACAGTCCACAATCTGGACTGCCCCCACGATTCCACCGAGGTCGAAGGCTTCCGGTAGCTCGATGTGTGGGAATGCCTCGCGGACGTACGCCAGGTCTTCGCGCTGCTCGCGGCCCCAGCGCTTGCCCGCATGGACAAGGATGTCGCCGCGGAAAGCCGTTGACCAGGAGCGATTCTCGATGTCCTTGCGGCCGTTGACGATCAGCCACGCCCATGGCTGCAGGATGCTGAGCGCCTTCATGCCGTCACCACCTTGCGGCCGTCGAGGATCGCGCGGACCATGGGCGCACTGAACAGGATGGGGGATTCACGCATGGCGCACCAAGTCGGCAAGTATGTGGTTGTAGGTGGTGTCGGGCTCGCTTCTGGAATTGCAGGCGAGCGGGGATATCGCGGGGTCTGGGCGATACTTGAGGCAAATCCAAGTGTTGTGCACTGGACGCTTGTCGATGCAGGCCATCTCTTTCGGGATTCCCTGAAAGAAGCGGAGCAGGCGGCGATGGAACTGGCTGTTGAGACTGCGCAGAACCTGCAAGGCGACGCGACGCTCGAAGCGATTCCGACTCGCTTCCCGATACCTGAGGCGCGATGACAATTCACCGCCCCAGGTGAAGCCGTCGACCTTGCGAGGTGGGCGGTGCGCTATGCTCCGGCCACAATTCAGGGCAGGGGATTCACGCATGGCAGTTCGTCAGCTCAATGGGTTTTCGCTGTTCTCGACCGCGGTGCAGGTCGATCCCGGATCGGACTTGTATAGGCCTGGAGTGATGGTGCGCCCTGAGGGTGGGCTTGACGGACGGACCTATGTGTTTGAGGTCGACGGGCCCCAGGGCGTGACGGAGGACGAAGCGCACCGCATTGCCAACGGCTACATCGTCAAAGTCATGGCGGTGACGCGCGACGGGTTGCTCTGGGACCGGTCTGAAGGCTGACATCACGCCACCGCCGCGCGAAGCTTCGCCACTTCATCGGGATTCTCGTCTCGCCACTGCTGCCAACTGGCGTCGGTGAGCTTGTGGCGGATCCATTCGGGGCGATCCGGCGTCGGTTCGTATGGGCCGCCGCGGCCGTGGTAGCACCGGCTGCACAGCTGGACGTTGTCGCGCCGATCGCCGGCGTATTGCAGGTGCTCTTGGCAGAAGTACAGGCCGCACCCGAGATCGCCACCGTAGGGTTGGCCACCGCAGACATAAGACAGGCCGCGGTCGATCTCGGCGCCGCACCCGGGATGATCACAGGTAGCCGGCACGCCGTAGCCTATGTCGCGCTGCCAGTTGCTGTCGTAGCCGATAGACCAGCCCATCTCGATCCTCGATTGGTTAAAGGTAATGTTAAGAAAAGTTCTCTTTTATCAATCACTTGCAAGTGATATCGTGGACCTACAACATCAATTGAGGCTGTCCACATGGACGCGATCTTCGGCAAGTACCTGATCCGGACGACGGTGGTCTCGTCCGGCTTTATGGGTGAAAACTGGACGGGTCATTGGGAAGTGTTTGACCCGGCGCTGGCCGAAGAAGGCAACTTGGTTGAACGTGGTATTGGTATCGAGCAAGCGTCCTTTGAGAAGGCAGGAAACATCGCCCACGGCGAAGCTGTGCTGTCGATTCGGCGCAGCCATGGCGAGGAGCAGATAAATACCTATTCGGACTATCGCTGACATCATGCGTCCCCACACTTGGTGGCAATCGCTTCGTAGCGGTCATCGCCAAACGCTTCGTGCGCATAGGTCGCTGGATACGCGCCACGCGTCCCTTCTTTGACGAAGACATACTGCCAATCGCAGTCCCCGAGCTCTTCGGTATGGCCTGCGGGAACCGGGACGCGCTTAACCCAGTGGTAGGTTGGAAATCCGAGCGGCCATGCCCAGCCGCCTTCGCGCACGGCCTTCATGAACTCGTGCGGGTCGTGATGCCCCTTGCTGAAGACGATATAGGTGTCGCCGCCGCACTGTTCCACGTCTAATGGATAGGTCTTCGCCATCACCTGCCCTCCGGCTTTTGCTTGTAGGGAACGACGCTCTCCAGTTCGCGCTGTACGCCGCCGGCGGCGCGGAACTCTCGCCACATCAGCGCATGCCCTGGGCAGTAGTGGATTTCCGGAGCCACCTCGAAGGCGTGCCCACGGCATAGCGGCATATCGCAGGTCTTGCCGTCACTGACTGGGAAGTCGCAGAGATGGGTGCCGACGTCGCCGCAATTGGCGTCACCGCAATGCGGGCCGAGGTCGCCGCATAGAAAGGCCTTGCCGCCTTCGAGGTAGATCGAGTAGCAGGGCATCAGTAGCGTCCGTCCGGGTCGATGCGATATGCGACCACCGGGAAGGCGCCGCGGTCTCGGGCGGACATGAAGTGCATTCCCAAGCTGCAGACGCGGCCAGTAGCGTCTATGCAGACGACCTGCGCAGATGGAACGCCTGCGCGCATGAACCATGACCGCGCCTTGTTCACCCACTGTTCGTAGGAATCGAAGCGGAACAGCTCTCGTCCAAGCGTCACGGTGATTCGCACCGACGCGCTGGCAGAAGCCTCCCCAACCACCGAGCATTCCTCGGTAGTTGAACCAACCGTCAAGTTTTCCTTGACAGTTGCGCTGACGTGGGAAGCGGCGGCGGCGAGATAATGGTCACAGGTAACCTTGAAACCGGCCGCATGCTTGTGGCCACCACCGCCGAACTGCTGGGCGATCTCCGCAACATCAATGCCGTCTGGAGCACTGCGCAGGCTGTACTGGCGCCCGTGCGCCGTGTCCCAGTACACCGCGGCGAAGGGCTGGCCTTGGGTAAGGACTGCGCCGGCGTCGCTGGCCATGAAGAACGGGGCGTTCAGCGACGGAACCTGGTGGCCCGCAATCTCGATCATTCGGGCGTTCGGCAGCAAGGCCTCCAGGTCCCTCCGCTGCTTGCGAAGGATGCCTTCACCCTCAATGGCCAGATCGCCACTTTCGTTCCACATCATCGAACCCCACACATCGAACTCGTAGGGATAGCTCATAAGGCCGGCGAAGACTTCCCGAGTGCGATCCATGTTGAACTCCCACAGGTCCTGGTCTTCGATGTGCAGAAGCAGCGACGGCGGAAGCTCGTGGCCAAAGAAGTGCTGCCAGGCCAGGATGCAACCCGAGTGCGACATGTCGAATCGAGTGCGGACGTTCAAGGGTAGGTCGACCAGTTGCTCGGCCGCCGTCTTGTGGTGGTCCAGCACGAAGATCTTCTCGGCCTGGCTGGCCATGACCAGCAGCACATCGCGCGGGTAGCTGAAATCGACGATGTAGACGATCCGGCCAGTGACATCCGGCGGCGCGCTGCCGTAGTTGGCGGCGACCAACTCCGCGCTGGGGAGCGCGTACCGGACCACCCACGCGGCAGCGAAGCCGTCGGCGCAGTTCGCGTGATAGATGCACAGCGGCGGAAGCTTGTCAGCCATGGGCAGGATCCTGTTTAGCGGCCTTGCGCAGCTGGCGCAGGCGGTAGTGTTCGGTGGTCCGCCGAGCGCGCTTGGCGATTTCGGCGAGCATGTCGAGGTCGTGGCAGGTCTGGAGCGGCAGGCCGGCGGCGCCGGCGTTGGCAGTAGCTTCGGCGATGTTTTCCAGAGCGCGATCAAGAGCCGCCTCGATCTGGGCCGCGCCGGCAGCCTGCGTGCGCCTGCGGTCGGCGAGCTGCGCCAGCTGGTTGGCGACCTGTTCGGTGCGCGGCCTCATTCCTGCACCTCGTGCTCGCGGCAGGCCTCGGCGAAGGCCTGCTTGATGGCCTGGAACTCGGCGTTGGTGCCGCCCTTGTCGGGGTGAGCCGCCGACCGCGCGCGATGAAAGGCAGCGCGGACCTCGGTCATGGAGGCGTCAGGTGCGCAGCCGAGAATCTCGCTCCAGTGCATGCGCTGGCCCGCAGCCGGACCAGGAAGGGCAGCGAAGCCCTCGAATGCCCGGTTGAGTACCTCGGCGCCACCGTGGCGCTCGATCGCGCGCATGGCGTCCAGGGTTGCGGCGACGGCCGCCAGGTTGTCCGCGACGCGGTCGTAGCGGTCGACCGCCATGCACTTGGGTGGCACAGAGAGGTCGAAGCGATCGGTCCAGTAAACCGCCACGCCGGGATCATCCGGCTCGCGTTGGCCACTGCGCGGCAGGCCGTCGAGGCGGAGCGCGAGGTTGGTGCTGATGACCAGGTCGTCATCCGCGATCCCCATGCGAGCCAGCTCGGCGCGGACGCGCCCGGTCGCTTCCGCGATCGTCACCTGTGCCTTGCCGCGGTAGCTGTTGGTGCTGCCATCGCCCATGCGGTATTGCGTGACGGTCTGGCGATTGAATCGGGCGCGGCTGCGATCCGCCGCCGGCGTGCGCTTCCAGGCCACCGGCCAGGAAAGGGGATAGGCCGGGATGGTCATGCGGCCTGCTCCTGGTCGGGAAGAGTGTCGAAGAGAGACGGCATCGCGAGCTCGCGCTCGGCCGCCTGCAGGTGCTTCACGCCGTCCATGAAGTAGGGCGTGCTGAGCTCCACGGCGCGGCCGCGTCGCCCGAGTTTCAGCGCGCGGAAAGGCACAGTGAACAGGCCGCCGAAGGGATCGAAGACCAGGTCGCCCTTGTTGCTGAAGCGATTGATGAGGCGGTCGACGATGTCGAACTGCAGCGGGCAGATGTGGTTTTCCAGGCCCTTGCGCGTCTGCTCACCGTTGAGCGTCAGCATGCGGATGACGTCGTGCCACACGTCGGGGTGGTGGCTGCCGGGCGCCAGGGACATGAACGTTGCCGGCAGCGCGCCGCGCGCTTCCAACTCTTCGCCGATGCGCACATGGGTCTCGTAGTCGTAGATGGTCGCCAGGGTGTACTGGGTGAACACCTTCGACAGCTGGTCGGGCGGCAGGCTGGCCAGCTCCTCCGGCGTCAGAAGGCGATTGCCGCTGGAGCGCCAGAAAGCGTGTGCGTCGACCTGCCAGCGCGCGCGCGTATATTCCTGCTTCGACTTGCGCACCCGTTCGTCTGCATAGCCGCGCGAGCGGTCGGTCTGAGGCTTGTGCAGGATGAGGATGTATTCCGGCGAGCCGGCGCCCATCTTGGTGGCGTCCTTGCACTGCTCCGACCAGCTGAGCCGATAGGTCTGGTTGTTCTCGCGCACCACATCGGTCACGACGGTGATCAGGCCCAGGTAGTCGAAGCCGTGCCCTTTGATGCCCAGGTCGGGCATGCCGGAATAGTGGGCGATGGCCTCGGCATGGAAGGGGCTGACAGTGGGCACGCCGGCGCCGGTGACCGCGCCGAACTGGATGCGATCCTTGACGTGGATGCAGGCGATGCGGCCGGGCTTGAGTGCGCGGAGCAGGTGAGGCGTCAGAAAGTCCATCTGCGCCCAGAAGTGCTTGTTGTCGTCGGTATGCCCCAAGTCGTTGTAGCTGGGGCTGTACTCGTAATGGTTGGCGAAGGGGATCGACGTGACGATCAGGTCGAGGCTGTTGTCCTCGATCAACCGCATCTCGTAGACGCTATCGTTATTGGAGACCTGCCATCCCTCGCCCGAAGCCTCGATCCTCTCCACGCCGATCGAGCGCTGCAGAATATTGGCCATGGCCTGGTGGCTCAGGCCGTATTCCCGAATGATGTCGCTCATCTTGTTGACCATCTCGATGTGGCGCGCCCATTTCGCTTGCAGCGTCGTCAGGACCTCGCGCTCGCTCTCCGCGTAGACGATCCAGACCTCGACGGGGCGCGTTTGCAGGAAGCGCTGGATGCGGTGAATTGACTGGATGAAGTCGTTGAACTTGAAGCCGATGCCCGCATAGACGGCCAGGTGGCAATGGCGCTGGAAGTTGCAGCCGCTGCCGGCGATCACCGGTTTGGCCGACAGGATCCGGATGTCGCCTTCGCTGAAGTCGATGACGGCCTGCTCGCGCTCGTCCAGGTCCTGGTCGCCGTAGATGCTGACCGCATCCGGGATGGCTTCCTGCAGCGCGTGGCGCTCTGCCTCCAGGTCGTGCCAGAGCAGCCAATGCTCGTCGGGCCGGATGGCCAGGATCTGCTGGACCGCGGCGACGCGCGCGGGCAGGGTGTCGCGCTTCTCTCGCGCGGCGTTGCGCACGCCGAGGGCGGCATCGCGGAACAGGTTGCCCTGGCCGTCGCGGTCGGCGTCGGCGGTGCCGTGGTCGACCGGGACCTCCACGTAGTGCACCGTGATTTCCGGCAGCTGGTATCCCTCGTCACTGAAGCCGAGGTCGCTGGGCTTCTGGAGGAACAGGGCCCAGCTGGCCACCCATAGCCAAAACTCACGTTCCTTGTGCGGATAGAGGGTGAGATTGTTGGCCTTGGTGCTGTCGCGCTTGAACCAGCGCGTGAGTGCCTGGCCAGTGTCCATGACGCCTAGGAAGCCGGCGTAGTGGATCAGTTCCTTGTAGCGGTTCGGGCTCGGCGTGGCCGTGGCCACGAAGCGAAACCGCACCTGGTTGAACAGCGCCAGGAAGGTCTGGTAGGTCTTGGAGCCGAAGCTGCGCAGCACGGACGCCTCGTCCAGGCTGGCGGCGGTGAAGAGGTTCGGATCGATCTTGCCGTCGCGGACGCTCTCGTAGTTGGAGAGGTAGATGCCGTCGAATGCCGGATCGACCTCGGCGCTGGTGCGGATGAATCGCGTCTCCACGCCCAGCATGGCGGCGTCGCGCTTGAATTCCTGGCGCACACCCAGCGGCACGACGATCAGCGCGGCGCCGCCGGCATGCAGGCGCGCCAGACGCAGGATCTCGATCTGCTGCACACTCTTGCCCAATCCGAACGCTTCGAACAGCGCGCGCCGGCCGCCCTCGCATGCCCAGGTGACGGCAGCGCGCTGGTGCGGCTTCAGCAAAGGATGGATCTCGCTGTCCGCTACGGGAAATCCCGTCGCGGGAGCCATCTTCACCTTGCGCTCGAGGAACTCGCGGTACGGGTCGGTCACTTTGACGTGTCTCGCTGGAATCCGGAGCAGTTGTGCTGCTCCATGGGGAAGTGATTGCCGCGGCCGATATCGCAGTCGCCGATGCCGGCGGCGGGATTGCGGGGGTTGGGGATGAAGTGCGTGCAGTGACCGCAGCATCGGATCAGCGCGGCGCGCGGCGGCAGGTCCTGGGGCCAGGACTGGAACTCCTTCGGAAGGGGGCCATTGCGCTGCATGCTCAGCGCCCCTTCCGGCGCATGACCAGCACGTGCATACGTCCTTGGCGCACGACGAGCCGGTGCCCAAGCAATGAGTGGTGGAACTTGCGTGGACGGGCCAATGGAGCGGCCCAGGGAAAGCGCTGGGCGACCCGCTGACGCAACCGCCAGGCATTCGCGTGGCGCATGTGCCCGTCGTAGCTGGCTTGGATGGAGCCCAGTCGCTGCAGGTCTTCCGGCGTGGTCACTATGGCGCCGAGCACGGCATGATCGCGATACCAGGCGGTCAAGGATTCCGCGGCGTGCTGGACAACCCGAGACCGAACTCGCGTGTGAGTCGGGAAGACGACATAGCCAAGGAAGTCGATCCCAGCGGACAGCGGACGCAGCCGGATATCGGCTTTCAGTTTGAGCCGCAGGCGATTGGCGAGGAATGCCTCGATCTGCTCGCGCCAGATATCGAGCTGAGCGCGGTCGCGGTGGACCAGCACGAAGTCGTCGACATACCGAAGGTAGCGCTTCGCTCCAAGCTGGTGCTTCACGAACTGGTCGAGTGCATCCAGGTATACGTTGGCGAAGAACTGAGACGACAGGTTGCCGATGGGCAGACCGCAGCCCGGCGCGGCGTTCTCCAGGCGCTTGTGCGGCGGCACCTGGGCACGCTCTGCGGCTGTCGACCGATGGGTGACGCCTTGGCGCTCCACCGGATGACGGAGCAGGGCATGCACTGCGTGCTGGACGATCGGGGTTGCGCCGGCGCGCCGCAGGCGACTCTTCAGCATCCCGTACAGGGTGGGGCGGTGGATCGAGTTGAAGAAGTTGTGCACGTCGAGCTGGAGATACCAGCCGCCGCCCTGGCCACTGTGCACCTGCCGCACGAAGCGCTTCAGGCGATTGACCGCGGCATGCGTGCCCTTGCCCTTCCGGTTCGCGTAGCTGTCCGCAATGAAAGTCGGCTCGTAGATGCGATCAAGCTGCGGAACAAGCCAGTGGTGAACCACGCGGTCGCCGAAGTCCGGTGCATGGATCTGTCGCGCCTTGGGTCGCTGGGCGATGAAGCATGTGGCTGGCGCCGGCGACCAGGTGCAGGTGACCAGACGGTGCTGCACCCGGACCAGGTTTTCCGCCCACTCCCGTTCAAAGGCGAGCTGGTTGATGCTGGGTTTCTTCTTGCGGCGCGCGGAGCGCCACGCGTCATACAGTGCCCGCAAGGGCACTCCACCCTGACACTCACTGGCCGGCGCCGCGCGCCGCACCGGCCGCGCGCGCAGCTGGTTGTTGGCGTTGTTTTTGTTCACGTTGCCGTTGTTCATGTTGACGTAGAAGAACGAGCGGGACGAACCCGCGTCCCCGCGCACTTGCGATCCGGCCGCGCATCCATGGCGGTAGCAGGGCGTCGTCATCGATTGGCCTCACACGTCGAGGCGGCGCGGGTACTCAGTGTCGTGGCACGCTGCCCGGCCGCTGCCGACCGGCCATCCTGGCCTTTGGGGTGGTTCTGCTTGTGCCATCCGCCGACCTGCTGGCCGAGTTTGATGGCGTCTCGCATGAGGTCTTCGAACTGGCCGAAGCTGTTGAATAGCCGCAGCGTCTGGCCGAGGCGCAGGCGCTGCTTCAGGTCATCCACCTCATCGACCAGGCGCGCCAGGATTTGCGCGCGCTCGGCCGGCTTCCGCGCCGCGCGGTCGGCTGTCGTGAGCACCGCCCAGGCGCCGGCTCGCAGATCCGCGCCGAAGCTGTAGCGATGCGCACGTTGGAACTTGGCGACCGCCTGCTCGATCTTCGCAGCAAGGGTCTCTGCCAACCGAACGGCGGGAGGGAGATGGAAGGCCATATCAGGTCAGGCGCTTACTGACCGATAACCAAGCACTGACTGGCCGGCGCCGCGCGCCGCACCGGCCGCGCGCGCAGCTGGTAGAGGGCGTTGCTCTCGTTCACGAGGCCGTAGTGCATGCCGACGACGAAGAACGAGCGGGACGAACCCTTTTTGTCGAGCGTCCAGGCCGTCTGCTGACGCGTCCAGTACCACTCGCTTTCGGCATCCGGGTAGAGCGAAACATCGGCCGCCGGCCCGTGGCGCGAATAGTCGACCGAATGCAGAGCCTCGGGCACATCCGGCAACTGCCAGTCGGAGTAGCCGGCGAACTGCAGCTTGGCGACCGCCTTGGTCGCGGCGTCGTGCGACATGTCCTTGTCGAAGCCCGGCGCGTTCACCGCCTCCATCAGACCGGTCTTGGGGTCATAGACGACGGCGTGATCCGTGGCGTTCGCGTCCAGCTGTTCGCCGGTTACAGACAGCTTTGCGAGCCCGCGGTAAAGCCGCGCCTGATCGATCGTCGGCGCATCGCCGTTCATGGCGCTGGCCTGGCCATCGCGGAAGCCGTTCGCGGCCGCTTCGGTCATATCGCCGGCGCTGAAGCCGCCGGCACCACTCACCTGTTCGTGATTCATGGAAGCCTCTCTAGGGAATGAAGGTAGGGAAGCGCCGAGCGCTTCGATGGCAGAAAACAGATCACTGACTGGCCGGCGCCGCGCGCCGCACCGGCCGCGCGCGCAGCTGGGCGTCGGCGTCGAGTCTGTACACGTAGCCGTTGTATATGTTGACGCAGAAGAACGAGCGGGACGAACCCGTACGGCCGTCCTTCTTGCTCCACGGCGTTTCGGTCGCCGTCCAGTTGTATTCGCCGGCGGTGGCGAAGATCGGCGGCAGGCAGGGCTTGTGACGCTCGAGGTCGAGGATCGTCAGCAGCTCCAGGCGCGTGGGCATGCGCCAATCGGTGAAGCCGCCAAACCGGCAGTTGGTGCACGCCTTCGCGGCGGCATCCCAGTCCAGCGCATCGGTTTCCGTCTTCGACCACATCAGCCCAGTGAGAGGGTCGTAGATGGTCCCGGTCTTGTCGTCGGATTCGAACCGGTTCGGATCGGGGTTGAGAAAGCCCTGCACTCGATCGGCGACGGACAGCACTGTCAGCGGCTTCAGCGCCGCAACATCGGCAGCCGAGTTGACGGTGATGTAGGCCTTCTGGATTCTGATCTGCGGCTGGTTCACTGGAACTCCTTGCCAGCTATCGCTGGCGTGTTGTGTTGGGTGGCAATGGCCGGTGCTGCAATCGACTTCACCCGGCTTGGCTGGATTACCCCGGCTGGCACGTCAATTCGTCAGTCAGACGTGGAACCCCAGGTGCTTTCGGTGACGATGCCTATTTCGCCAGCCTGAGCGCTTAGCGCGTCAGCCCGCGCATTCACTGCCGTACATGAAGCGGCCCGAGACGATCGTTCGCTCTCGACTGCCGAGACGTGCAACCTCAACACGCCCAGGCCGCTTCATGTGCCCCTTGTCCAGCGCAGGAAGGGGCGACCTGGTGATGGCCTGGCGATGCTTTGCCGCGGCGCCACGCTCTCGCTTGGGCCGGGCCTTCCCGGCTCTTCTGCACGCAGCGGTTCCACATCAAGGGGGCTCAACGCCGGGGCCATGCGAACCAGGAGAAACCTTCGGCGCTGCCATCCATCACTGCCGGAGTTATTGCCGCCACCGCCGGCTGGGCGGCACTGCCCGAGACATCACCCATCCGCCGGGCGCGGCAGACGGAACCATTCCTCGAACTTGCCCAGCAGCCGCTCCAGCTCGAGCGTGAGCAGGGCGAACTGAGCGTCCATCTCGGCCGCGGCGTCCTGGTGGCTGTCCGGGAGCTCGTCGATCACGACGTCCAGGAATTTCAGCTTGCGGGCCACGAGGTCCTCGCCGAGCACGAAAGACATGCGGTCATCGAAGACCAGGCCGAGCTTGAACACCTGCATGCCGGCGCGGAGGTGTTCCTTGACCTCTTCGCCGTCGAGGTCAGAGCGGCGCCCGCGCCAGATGGCGCCGGTGGCGGTAGCCGGATCGCGCAGCTCGCACTCGTCGCCCAGGGCCAGGCCAACGGGCAGGTTGCCGGTGGCCAGCCAGTCGGTCATCAGCACGCGCGGGCCTTCCTCAGGCGCCAACGGCACGGCCGGGAAACTGCCCAGCGCGGAACGAACCAGGTTGAGGACCGTCTCAGCCGCTTTCAGGCTGCCGGTGTCCAGCACGACCCATCCGTTCTTGGTGTCGACGTAGCCATTCAGACGTGAGCTGCGCACAAAGGCGCGCGGCAACAGTTCGGTCAGCAGGACTTCCTTGATGCGCTTGCGCTCGCGGCTGCCGACCTTGCGGCCTTCGTCCTCGGTGATCTTCTGCACCTTGCGATACAGCGCGTCGTTGACCACTGCCGCCGGCAGCATCCTGTCTTCGCCGCCGGCGGTGAACATGGTGCAGGCGGAAACCGAGTGGGTGAGCGCCGCGTCATCGCCGCGGCCAATCGGCGGGACGAAGCCGCGTGTGCCCATCTCCAGGGGACCGCAAGGGGGCAGCCGGTTGTCAGCCAGAGCTTCATCCAGGCGAACGAGGTCCGCGGCGACGGCGGGCGAAAAGCGGAACAGGGTTAGGTTACGGAAGAACATGCTCACCACCTCACCGTCGCGCCTTTGAGGAAGCCGGAGCAGACGACGCCGCTCACGCGCTTGCCGTGCGGGTTGGTGGCGGTGAACTGGGTGGCGTAGTCGTCGCCCTTGGCGCACGCGAAGGGCGCGTAGTCGCCGATCTGGATGTCGGTGAACCCCTGCGCTTCCAGGGCGTGGCGCGCGCCACTCGCGTCGGTGCAGCCGACCAGGGCGGGCGTCAGGGCGCAGGAGAGAAGCGCGGCGAGCAGCATGTGGTGAGCCTTCATGGGTTACGCCTCGTTGGAATCGGCGGCCGCGGCCGGGAGCAGAACCAGGCTCGGCTGCGGGTTGAGGGGATCGTGGGTGGTGACGACGCGCGGGCCGCCTTCGGCACGCTCCGTGCGGAAGAGGCGCCGGATCCTGTCGAGCACGCTCCGGCGTTCCAGGTCGGCCAGCGCCGCCCGGGCGCGGGCGCCGTGGTCGTTCACGATGGGAGCGGCGGCGTAGCGGACCCGCGAGCCCTTGGGATGGATGCCGTGGCGCTTGTAGGTCTCGTCGCACGCGTAGAACAGCAGCGCGTCGATCGCCTTCTTGCTGACGAAAGGCATCAGGAGTGCCCTCCCAGCGCGAAAAAGATCAGAGCCAGAATGGCGATGACCAGATCCATCGCGGCGTAGGCCTTGGCCAGCTCGGCCCAATCCGCACGTGTCGCGGATCGAGTGGCAGTCAGGTCACGCATCGGCGTGCTCCACGATTGATAGAACGCCGGCCCCGGATGGAACGGGAGGGACGGGGGCAAGTTCCACGAACGTCGACAGGGGAGACGACGCCGGGGCCGGCAAAACGGAAAGGGGAAGGCGGGCTTTGCGGACCACCAGCATTCGCTGCAGCGCGGCCAGCTGGAAGTCGGCGGCGCGCCGTTCGAGGGGCGACAGGTCGGCGTAGATGCTCATGCGTCGCTCCGGCGCACGGCGGCGTCGAACTGGCTGCCGGTGATTTCGCTGCCAGCGTGGGACAGGTCCAGTTCGGTCGCCAGGTACACGCCATCCTCGGCGCAGTGGTAGCCGACGCCGCCGAACAGGAGGTTGCCCCAGTCGGTGCCGCACGCGGCGAAGACCGGCGCGAGGTCGGCGACAGCGGTCGGCTTAAGCGCTTCGAACCGGGCGCGCAGCTCGACCAGCGAGGCCAGGGCGGCGCCGCGGCTGGTGCTGATGGCGCGCGGCCGCTGGATGCCCGTCAGCGGGTCAGGCTTCGTCCACTGCTGCGGCTCCATGGGCGGGGTGAAGCGCAGGCCCAGGAAGCTGTTCCCGTGCAGCGTGGTCGAGTAGAGTGGCGAGCCGCCGAAGGCATCGGCGATCGCCTTGCCCTGCTGCTTGAGCAGAGCGCGCTGCGCCAGAAAGGCGCGGCTGGCAGCGATCGCCGCCGGCGAGGTGAAGGCGAAGTAGCGGCGCGTCATTGGGCGCCCCGCACGGCCTGGTAGGCCCGGTAGCCTTCGATCGCGAAGTAGATCCACACGCCAGCCAGGACCACGGCCATGGCGTAGATCGCCGGCCAGTAGCGGTCTTCGTCGAGAGACGGCCGCTCCAGCTCTTCATCGGGTGCCGGAGCCGGTCCTGGCGCGGTCAGCGCGTGGTGCGCCGCTCGGAACCAGCGCTTGAAAAACAGCAGGTTTGCGGCGTGGGTGCGGCCCGCGCTTACTTCACGTCGCGCAGATCCCCGACCGCCACGTCGTACCCCATCGCGGCCAGGCACGCCGGGATCGCGATCTTGTCCAGATACGCCCGGCGCTGCGCCTGCGTGATGTTCCGCGGGACGTTTGCCATGTACGCGCACTGCACCTTCGCGCGATCCGGCACGGCCGAGAAGTTCGACGCGGAGGTACGCGGGGAGGCCGTGGCGCACCCGATGAGAGAAATGCAGATAAGCGAAAGCAGCATGGTTTTCATGGTGTTCCCCTGAGAGTGGTGCTCCTGGCGCAGCCGAGACGGGCGTTCCCTCGGTCGCCGGCGCAAGGTACAGGTGGGAGGGCACCGCCCGATTGGATGCCCGGTTGTGCGTAAGAAGGCGGGAGGTCACTTCGCACCTCCCGCAAGGCGTGCAAGGGCCTCGCGGCGGCGCGTCGCGGCTTGGGTCACACGCGCGCTCGCCCCGGTCCGCTCCTCGCTGGGGCGGGCGTCGTCGGCCCGCACATACTTGGAAAGGACTTCTTTCCAGTCTTCCCAGGCCGTGTCGTAGTCCTGGTCCGCCTTGACCAGCGCCGCTACGTCGCCGGCGCGCAGCACTGCCGCGGCGACGAACTGGGCGTCGTAGGCGATACCGTTGATGGTGAGGTAGGCCATCGCGCCGGGCAGGCTGCGATCGCGGTCGCCGGCGGCGACCAGATGGCGGCCACCCTGCCGTGCCGCGGATTGGCGATGATGCTGGGCGAGCTCCGCGCGATGGGATTGCGCCTGCTCGTCCGGTGCGTCGTCGCGCCCTGTAAAGGACAGCCTGTCCCGAAGCGTGAGGCAGGCGTCGCGTAGCGCAGACATCTGCGCATCGCTGATGGTGCACACCTGCGCCCCGCCGACCATGGCGGAGGTGAAGGTCAGCTGGAAGACCAGGTCGACCAACCGGCCGGTACGTTCCAGCACGACCGCTGCGCGCCGGAGAGTGTCCTGCAGGTCTTCGATACCTTCCTGGCTTTCGTCGCCCTGGAAGCCGCCGATGAACAGGTCGGCGTCGTGGAGGGCCAGGGCGATCGGCCGCATCGGAGGAGGGAGCGTGGCAATGATCACCGCGGCACCTCCTGCCCGGCCGGAAGCTCTGGCTGGGGGATGTCGAGGTGCAGGAAGTGGGCAAGCTTGATCAGCTCGGCCCAGGGCATTTCCACGTTGGTCGAGCCGAACCAGACGCTCAGGTCATCGTCAATGCGGACACGATCGATGGGGGCGCGGAAGAAGGCGAACCGCTTTCCTTCTGGCCAAGCGCCAAGGTGGAACGAGCCGCTGACGTCCTTTTCCACCCGGCCATCAATGCGAACGTAGAGGGTGATCCCGCCGGCCAGCGCGAAGAGCGCGGTATTGGGCTCCATCCGAAGACTGGCTGCCGCCGGGCTGGCGGGCTGTCCCTGGCTGTGCAGGGCCTTCGCATTTCCTACACAATTGCTTGTGTAGGGCGTGCTGCACTTGCTGGCTTCCGAGGGCATGGCACACTCCCTGTTGCGATGTGGTCATCTTAATACGTTCGCGTATCAAAATAATACGTCCACGTATCGTTTGATGCGCAGTCGTTCAGGTGCCATTTAACTAGCGCCGCCAAACGGAGACTGCCCAATGAAGAGCCAGAACAAGAACAGGAAGTTGGTTGGATTCGTCGCGGTGTTAGCCCTGGCCTTGAGCGCCGGGATGGCCGCTGCGGCAGACGGGCAGGGCCTGGGCGCGCGCTGGCCGATGGCGCCGGACGTCAGTCGCAGTGCTGCATTCCACGCCTACAACTGGGTGAGCAACGGCGTCCGCTACGTGCAGGTCAATGGCGCCGATGGCACGCCGCTGATGGCGATCGCCACGGCACACGGCCAGGTGCTCGCGCTCCCAATCGGGCAAGCCCAGGTATCCGTGCAAAGGGTGACCAGCCTCAGCGCCCCTCAGTCGGGGCAGGTGGTCTTCTCGGATGGTCTGGTCGACGTGAGCCAGACCGGGGGGGGATTCACCGTTCGCGCCGCAGACGAAGCGCCGTGCTCGGATCCTGTCGAATGCTCCAAGCCTCAGGTCACCACGCGTGCGCTGCCGGTGGCCACCATGCAGGCCCAAGACACCTGCAGCGACCCGGTGGAGTGCTCGAAGCCCTGATGAAGGGCCTAGCCCGCCGGTCGCTGAGCGGCTGGCGGGTTGTACTCCATTGCCGCGTCAAGATCGAACAGCATCGCTGTTACGACGCGGCATCGATCGTCAGGCCGCTGCCGGATCGAGCCACCATATGCCTTCGCGAGCTGCTCCATGCTCTGTAGCATCGCGACGTCCTTGGGCGAGATCTCATTCGCCTGTTCTGCCATGGCGCTGTGAAACTGGATCGAGAGCTTGAAAGCGATCCAAGGCCCATTCTTGCCGCCGCCGGTTCGAAGGCGAATTGCTGCACGCACGATCGGACCATCCTTCATTGCGTGCGCGATTGCCTGGTGTAGGAACTGGTATGCCGTCAGCTGCGTCCCGCGAGTCAGGTGGTCGACCGGATCCGTGAGGTGAAGGCGAACGACAGCGCCAGAGGACCGCAGTTCCCGCACAATGGGACTTGAGAACAGGGCAGTGCGGATTCCGTGCTTTTCGAGTAGCGCAGGCGCTAGCATCTGGCTTCTAGCTTGCAGCGTGCGGCGAGCTAGAGAGAGTGTGCTCCACTGCAACGACATCGCTTCATCGACCCGTAGCGCAGGATCGCGAGACTTCACTTCGGCCTCGTGGAGAATGCGCTTTATCTCTTCAACGATCGCCATTTCGCGGCGTAGAACTTCTTCCGGCATCCCGCGCTGATTAAGGGCGATATCGCGCCAGCGCTCACCGTCCATCTTGGCCATCACCTTTTCAGCTGTGACCTGGTCAGCCTGCCTGCGCTGGCGCGACGACCATGCGCCGACAATCAGGGCACTCGAGCTGGCGACGGCGCCGAAGATGAGGACGAACCAGAAGTTCTCTTCCTTCACCCTGTCGATCCAGGTCAGTTCGAGCGCCGGAATCACAAGGGCAACGCCGATAACGGCACCGCGCCACCCGAAGCAGATAGCGCAGACCAGCATAGGGACGAAAAGCGCGCCGCGAACCGTCCAGAGGACGTCAGCGGAGTTGGTGAACTGGGCAGCGATTACGCCCGCTCCGACCATTGCCGCACCCGCCAGGACGCTCCGATGGATACGCGAGAATTCGTCTTGGATGGCAGCACGAACGCCCGCCATCGTAGGGCGTACAAGGCGGCGCAGGCCGGCGACAGCGGGAACGACAAAGATCGCTCCTACATACATGCCGATGAAGTACTTGCCGTAGAGCTCCCAGATGGTGAGCTTCATTGAGGCGAAGGTGGCTTCTTGCGAAGAGAAAACGGCAACGCCCGCTGCGGCGCAAATCGCGCACGCAATGCCAAGCGCGCCGACGAGCTTAAGAGCTTGGAGCGGGCTCGCGGGTTCCAACTCAACGCCAAGGCGGCGAACCACGGCCGAGGAAAACACGGCTCCGGTAATCGGTAGTGTGGATGCGGCGATCACCCAGAAAGGCGTGTAGGTGTATGGGGGCTGGCCAAATGCGACGGTGGCGAAGCCAAAGGTGAGCACGACGTCTGCGGCGATCACCGACGGCCAGATACGCACAGGAACAAGCAGCAACACCGCCAGGCGGAACGCAGCTGATAGGTTCATGTGAACGGGCGTTTCCTTGATGGCGTAGAAAACGGCTGCATACACGATCGCCGTTAGAACGCCGCGGACCCACTCCCCTGGTTTCATGCTGTCCTTCATCCCCCTGGACACCCCGGCGCTCAGACCTTGCGCTTATAGGACCACTTGCCAACTACCTGGCCAAGGATGCGCAACGCATCCTTCTCCTTTTCACCGCTGATCTGGATCCTATCTTCCTTGTCCTTGATGCTGCTGAAGAGGTAGCCGCCGGTGAGCAGCAGCTGGCCTTTCTTCATATCGTACGTGTCCCCATACTTGAACGCATAGATTCCTTTCTCAAGGTGGCTGGTGATCTCATTGACCCCGGTATCGAGGAAACAGATCGCACCCCGCTCGACCTCGTCTTCCAGGAGGTCGTTCGGCCACATCAGGAAGGCTGCACGCTCGGGCGGAATCGCCACATTGAAGTCAAACCACGCGCGCGACACCTCGAAAGTATCTTCGAACGGCAGGTAGTAGCTGTTCAACCCGTCGCCCGAAAGTTCGAACCCCTCCAGCAGGCGAATGCGAACTACGTCACGTTCGCTCCTGTCGGTCCGCTCATGGCCCAGCATCATGGGTTCATGCGCCGGCAGCCCGACAACCTCGTAGCCAACGACCTTGAGCCCAGCGTTCTGCGCCGCAATCCACTCCAAGTCCCAGGTAAGCAGTTGCTCCTGCGTGAGCCTGGTGGCCTTGGCAAACCTGGCCAATAGCTCCGCCTTGGCCTGGTAGTTCTCGGCATTGGTGATCCGGTGGATGGTCGCCTGCGTCGTGCCGACGTGGGCGGCGAGCTTCTGCTCGCTTCCGCTTCCCTTCAAGAACCTGACGTTCCGACTAAAAATATTCATCCCCGTATATTGCAATGCCACGAGCATGGCTGCGCCTCCTTGGACGTCGTCATAATACGTGCACGTATTGACATGTCAACACGTGCACGTATTATTCGGCACCTATGGACCCCCAGAAACCCACGCTCGCCGTCAATAAGTTGATCGAATTGGGGTGGACCGAAGCCGGCATCGCCGCTTCCGTCGGTTCCACCCAGCCCACGATCCATCGAATCAAGGAAGGGGGCAGCTGCCTCTATGCGCTGGGCGCCGCGCTGGTGCGCCTTGCCGCGCTGGATATGCCTGCGCCATCGGGTGCGGTGTGCGCGCCTCCCGCGAGTGAGGGGAGGGCACCTGATGGGCCGTGAACTGCTGCTATGGGTCCGGAAGCTGGCGATCAACGCCGCGCTGTTCGGTGCCCTGTACGCGTGGAAGGTGTTGGATATCGCCGGCGCGGGGAACGTCGTGCGGTTCTACGTCTGGTCCGTCGCCATCGCCTCGTTGTTCGTGCTGCTTCCCGATCCCGGCGATGCCGACAAGAACATCGAAAGTGGAGCGCGCGCCGTCGTCGGCGACTTCCTGCGCCTGATGACTTGCTTCGCGCTGGCGTGGTTCGGGGAGACGACCATGGCTGTCGCCTACCTGGTCGCCCTGGCAGCTGGAGCGGGATACCGCCGCAGGTGCCTCGCGCTGCGGTCCGCGTCCGGCAACGCCGCTGGCGGGGAGGGCAGCTGATGGGCGCTCTCGGACCGCTAGGCGAGCGTGAAACGTCCGCCGCCGCCGGGCACTTCAAAGCCACCTTCGATTCGATTGAGGCGGGTGCCGTCGCCGAGCTGGTACCAGATGTCTCCGTCGATGTACTCCGGCTTGCCGGCGAGGCTGCCGACATGAATCTGCGATGTGACCCTGAAGACCCGAGTGCGGTGACCCTGCTCGTCGACGACGTGGATGGTGTCGATTTTGCTCGCCATGAACCGTCTCCTTCGCAAGAGGAGGTGAGTGGGATCGAGTGCGCTTTGCGGCGCATCCGAAACTATGCCACGCAAAGCGGCATGGCGCCCACCCAGGTGCTGGCCTGCTTCCTTGCTGGCGCGGAGGGCGGCTGACATGGAGCCTCTCGTTCAAGGCCGCTTCGGCTCCGCTGGTCCTGCACCGGGACCTTTCGTCATCAAGCCCGTTTATCGATCGATCGGCCTTGGCTGGTGGCAACACACCGGCTGGAGGTTGTGCGTCATGTCTCCGGAGGAGATGCGCCAGGAACTGGGCGCGGGAAGTGCCGGTCGAGCTTCTCCGACCAGTTCTTCAGATGCCATTCGTAGGCATGGTCGGCTGCCCGGTTCTTCGTCACAACCCGCAGAGAAGCGTCCGCAAGTCGAACTGCCGAGACGCGATTCCACTGTCGACGCAGCGCGTCCGGATCTGGGTGCGCCATGATCGTAGCTTCGAGCATTGCGCTGCACGCCATTAGCTGTCCCTGCATTTCGGCGACTGTGTCGAACAGTTGCTGGAACAGTTCGGTATCGCTATTTCCCATGGCTTTCTCCTGTGTCGTGGTCAATGCGGCCGATGTAGCGCTTTACCTCGCGTCGCGTGTTGCGCTACTCGCTGTCGTCTACCGTCTCGGTAAACGGCATTTTGAGAAGTCGGGAAAGGCGTCGCGCGGCGAGGTTCGAGATTTCGCGTGTTCGGAGCAGAGGTCCCATCAGCTTCTCCACGTGACGCTGCCCAATGCCAATCCCAACGTCCGGCCAATCCCGAACCGCCTCTCGACACTTGCGAAGGTTCAGTTGCGCCTCGGAGAAGGCGTTCTGCAGATCGCCTGCATCGTCAGGCTTGAGCCCCATAAGCCAGGAACGATTCTCTTCGTAAGAAGGCAATTCGGTGGCGGCGAAACGTGTGATTCGGTCGAGGGCCGCGTGTGTCGGAACGGCGACCGTTATGGGATCGACCCCATTTTCGGTAGGCCTCCAACCTTGTTGCTCGACCACCATGTTGTTGGACGTGAAGTTGTTCCAGTCGACCCTTCCGATATTCGCCTTCAGATCAAGACAGATTGCATAAACCGCCTCCGCCTCGTTGGTGAGAGCGACCGCTTCATCGAACACGGGCGGAAGCATTCTGAGCGCGTAGCTTGTACGGACTTTCTGCTGTCGTCTCTCGGCAAGCCAAGGCACGAGGAAGGCTGCGAATATTGCCAGCGTCGTTGCCGCAGCACTGGCAGCATTCCAGAAGACACTGGCCTTCATGGTGTCCGCCCAGAAATCTGTCGATTGATGGGCGTGCGCGATGGTCGCCGCATTCGTCGACGTCAGGTCGTTGATGTGCGCCGCGGCGACCGTCGTGGCGGGTGCCGGCGCCGCGCTGCTGGCGCGCGCCGGCTGGGTTACAGCCTGGTCCATGTGCACTCTCCCCGTGTCCTGCCCGGAATCATGCGGGGCAGGGCCGGCGCAGGCAAGGCGGGAGGCGGCCATGGCCGGTAACCGCATCTCGCTCAACTTCGAGTTCGTACACGAGCTGCGCACTCTGTACCAGATGACTGCAGTCCGCCTGGAAGAGCTCAACTTCCTCGACCCGGCCGAGTACAAGCGTGTGAGCGCCGCGATCACCGCGGCGGTGAACAGCGCTGTTCCAGGGTGCGTCGAAGTGGACGTGCCGTCCACGACAGTGCGAGTCGGCATCAACGGGATCGCCAATGCCATCGGCGAGGCCTTCACCGCCGCCGGCGTGCGCCCGGACTTCCTGAAGCCGGTGTACCGACCGGAGGGCCTGGGCTGGTTCCGGCATACCGGCTGGCGCGTGGCTGTGGATTCGGGCATCGCGCGCTCTTTCCCTCATGAAGGGTGCTGGAGCGCTGCCGGCGGGGTGGTTGGGTGAGCCGCGCCCGCGCGCCCGATCACATCCAGCTGGCGCGCTGCCGCGCCGCGATCGCGTTCGCGGACCGCCGGAAGACCGAAGAAGAACTCGCTGCCGCCCGCCTGGCGCTCGCTGATGCGCCGGCGCACCCGCAGCAATCCTTGTTTTCTGCACCGCCTAACGCCGGCTTGATCACCGGCGGACAGCCCGAGCCTACCGGGTTGGCGGATCGCAGCAACGTGGGCGAGTAGGAACACGCATGGCTGTTGAGCACTGGTTCCGGTGGCACCACGGCGCCGTCACAGACCCGAAGTGGCGGGTGGTGGCAAAGCGCGCCTCGGACGCCTTGTCACGCAATGTCACGATAGGTCACGTTGTGGCTGTGTGGGCCGCAATGATGGAGCGCGCGTCCCAGTCCAATCCGCGGGGCCACCTGGTCGGCTGGTGTGACGAAGATGTGGGCGCCGCCCTCGACATTGGCGAGGACGAGGTGGCTGCGATCCGCTCCGCGATGCAGGGAAAGACCCTGGATGGCGATGAGCTGACGGGCTGGAAACGTAGACAGCCCAAGGCCGAAGACGCTACAGCGGCCGAGCGGAAGGCTCGTCAGCGTGAACGTGCGGCCACGTCCGTGAACGCTCGTGACACGCCGTCCAGCGCTGGATTGTCACGCGATGTCACGGGAAGTCACGACAGAGGAGAGGAGATAAGAGGAGAAGAAGAGCATCAATCCTCGCTTCGCTCGGATTCGTCGACGGCTGCGCCGCCGACTTCCGCGGGCAGCTCCTTGGAGGCCAAGGCTCAGCGCTTGGCCGCAGTGACCGCGGATGCCATTGCCGCCTACAACGCCCGCATGGCCATGCCGAACGGGCTGCTTGCGCGGGCCACCGAGGTGGGGATCGAGAACAAACGGGCCTGGGTGAAGCGGGCACTGCACGTGATCCGCGAAATCTGCCGGAAGCTGTACGGCGTCGATGCCTACGACCAACGGTTTTTCACCGACTACTTCGCCGAGTGCGACCGCAGCGACCACCACTCGGGACGGCAGGGGGGCGGCAAGAGCCACGATGGCTGGTTGCCCGACCTCGAATACCTGACGCGGCCGAAGGTGATCATGGCTGTGTTCGAGCGTTCGCCCGGGGCTGACGCATGAGCGGCGCCGAGGCCAATCTGCGCGTCCCGCCGATGGCCATCGACGCCGAGCGCGCCGTGCTGGGTGGCCTGATGCTGGCGCCGTCGGCTCTGACGAAGGTCAGCGACTGGCTCCGCGAGGATGATTTCTACCGCCGTGACCATCGGCTGATCTACCGCGCCCTTGGTGACCTGGCCGGCCGGCCCGATGCTGCGATCGACGCGGTCACCATGGCGGAGTGGTTCGACGCCAACGACGCCGCGGATCTTCTCGACGGCGGCAGCTCGTACCTTATCGACCTAGCCAACGAAACGCCCAGCGCCGCGAATATCGTGGCCTACGCCGAGATCGTGGCCGAGAGGGCTCGGCTACGGGAAGCAATCAGCGTGGGAACGGAGTTCGTCGAGGCCGCCTGGGCGCCCGGCGCTGATTCCCAGACTGTGATATCGGCTGCAGTGCACCGCCTGTCGTCGATGCAGGGCAGCAAGCTGCGCGGCGGTCTTGAACTGGCGAAGGTGGCGCTGAAGCGCGCGACTGAAGCGGTGTTCGCACGCTACCACGCCGGCCCGGGCTTACTGGGCTTGCCGTGGCCGTGGAAGGACCTGAACGACTGCACCAAAGGGCTGCGCAAAAAGACCCTGTACGTGGTCGGAGCGCGCCCGTCCATGGGCAAGTCCATCTTCGGCCTGCAGGCGGCGGTGTTCTCGGCACTGCGCGGCTCGCGCGTCGCGTTCTTCAGCGTCGAGATGGGCGCCGAAGAGTGCATGACACGCGCGATCGCCATGGTCGGCGAAATCCCGCACGAGTGGGTAGAGCATCCAGACGACAACCATCCAGACGCCGAGTTGTACTGGGCCCGGATGTATGAGGCGATCGCCAAGCTTTCCGAGTGCGAGCTGCTGATCGACGAGACGCCGACCATCTCGGCACGCCAACTGTATGCCCGTGCGCACCGCGCTCACATGCAGAAGCCGCTGGACCTGATCGTGGTGGACCACATGCACGACATGGAGGTCGATCCGAAGAACGCGCGCTTCGACTACGGCGTGATTACCCAGACCGGAAAGACCATGGCGAAGCAGTTCGATTGCCCCGTGGTGCTGCTTGCGCAGCTTAACCGTGGCAGCCAGGAGCGCTCCAACAAGCGGCCCGTGATGTCCGACCTCCGCGAGTCCGGCGAGATCGAGCAGAAGGCCGACGTGATCCTCTTCCTCCACCGCGAGGACTACTACAAGGCGGGTGAAATGCCAGGTGTTGTCGAAGTCATCCCGGCGAAGGGCCGCAATCTGCGGCTGGCCGAAACGATCTACCTCCGCAACGTCTTCCACGAAATGCGCATGACCGATTGGGTCGGCTCGCTGCCGGCGCCCGCGAACGATTCGGACGCGGGTTTCCGCCGGAGGGCGGCATGACGATTTCCCATACCTCGGTTGCCGCCCCTGGTCGCCCGAAGGGCGTCACCGGTGCGCGAGACCTTCCCAATCGGATCCTCGACGCGCTGAGGGAGCAGTCGCTCACCGCCGCCGAGCTATCGAGGCTGCTTGACGCGTCCGAATCGGGGGTTCGCAGCGCGCTTGCGCAACTGTCCAAGAAGCGGTGCATCAGCGCGGCGGCGCTGGCCCCGTCGACGTACGGCGCGCCTCCGCGGCTCTATCGGCTGGCCGATGAGCGTCGAGTCATGCTGGGCCTTCTCGCGCCGCGGCATGTTCCTGGGATGGTCGAGCGCATCAGCAGCCTGCTCCTGGAACACGGCGAATTGGCACTGTTCGTCGATGCGAAGCGAGTCGCGTACGCCGTTCTGCACCACGACCCGGGCTATCAGGACGCACTGTCGAAACAGGCGAAGCACATGGTCGGGCGCTACCGGTGCTCGGAAGTGGTGGTATGTGCCGTGAGCCAGATCGGCGAGGACATCCTGTTCCGCCTGGAAGAGCTCAGGGAAGAGCGGGCGAGGGCGGTCGCATGAGCCGCTTCCAGTCTCGCCCCGACGGCGAGTATTGCCAGTGCCCGCGCTGCGCGCGCCGCGGCTACGGCCAGGACAGTTGGCATCCGGTGACGGCCGAATACTGGCCCATGAACCGCGGCCGGCTATCGCTGGCGCGCTGCAAAGCCTGCTGCGGCGAAGTGATGGCCCACAAGAACGGCGTCGTGCCAGCGGCGGAGGCAGCATGAGCCGCGAATGGATCAACAGCCGCCATGGATACCGCCTGTCGAAGTCTAACGGCGGTGGCACGCTGATCCTCTGCCCGATCCACAACCGGTGGCATCCGCAGACGCTCCGTGGTCGCCATGGCCCGACCGGGAAGGCCGTCCCCAACACTTGTCCGGATTGCAAGCAGGACGAGATCACGCTCGGCCTCAGCGGCTATGCGCTTGGCATTCCGTATCGAGAACGGCTGCGTCCCGAAAACCTCGCGCGCATTGAAGAGCACTGCGGCAAGAAGCTGTTGAGGTACCACAAGCGTGGCTAAGGGAAATCGCTCTCTTCGCTTTGCCTCGCTGGAGGAGATGTCGCCGGCGATGCGCGAACTCGCGCTGGCGGCTCTTGCCAAGGGCCGCGGCCGGGCTGCGGCGATGCCGATCACTCCGCAGGCGGACCCGATGGCGCCAATTGTCATCGACCTGCCGCTGCGCACGCCGCTCTACAACCAGTGGGTCCGGATGCACTTCAGGTCGCGGATGCGGTACTGCCGCGCTGTGGCAGTGCAGATCGCGATCCACGCCAGCCGCCGCCCTGACGAACCGCTGCAGCAGTGCCGGATCACGGTGGAGCGCTTCTCCACCCAGAAACCAGACCGCGATGGGCTATGGGGCAGCCTGAAGGCTCTGCTCGATGCCCTGCAGCCGAAATCGAAGACCCATCCATATGGCCTCGGCTTCATCGTGAACGACTCGTCGTCGTGCATAGCCGAGCTCACCCCCACGCACGTGCCGGGCAGCGAGAAGCGCACCCGGGTCACCATCGAACCCCTCTGAGGACAGCCATGGCAGACGGCGGCAAGCAGTCCGGCTTCAACTTCCCGCGCAATCAGCTGGTCTCGGCGCTGCGCCCCGGCGAGATCGTCGTGGATTTCTTCGCCGGCGGCGGCGGCGCGAGCGAGGCGCTGCGCCAGGCACTGGGGCGCGACCCCGACGTCGCGGTCAACCACGATCCGCAGGCGATCGGCATGCACGCGGCGAACCATCCGTTCACGCAGCACCTGCCGGCGGACGTGTGGGAGGTCGACATTCTGCGCGAGGTCGCGGGCCGCCCTGTGGGCTGGTTCCACGCATCGCCGGACTGCACGCACTTCAGCCAGGCCAAGGGCGGCCAGCCACGAGACCGTGCCACGCGCTCGCTGAGCTGGGTGGTCCCCAAGGTCGCCGGCATCTTGGCCAAGCATGGTCTCGCGCCGCGCATCATCAGCTTGGAGAACGTCAGGCAGATCCTCCAGTGGTGCCCCCTGGTGGCGAAGCGCGACAAGGCCACTGGTCGCGTCATCAAACTGGACAAGACGATCGCAGCCCCGGGCGAGCGCGTTCCTCTGCGTGAGCAGTTCCTTGTCCCGGACAAGCGCCGACTCGGCGAGACCTGGCGCAAGTTCGTCGCCGTGCTCCGCGCGCTGGGCTACGTCGTCGAATGGCGCCTCCTGAAGGCCTGCGATTACGGCGCCGGGACGAGCCGTGAGCGGCTATTCCTGATCGCACGACGGGATGGTGCGCCTATCCGCTGGCCGGAGCCGACCCATGGCCCGGGCCGTGCGCATCCATTCGTCACCGCAGCGGACTGCATCGACTGGTCGATCCGCGGCAACTCCATCTTCGACCGCAAACGCCCGCTCGCCGACGCCACCATGCGCCGCATCGCGAAGGGCATCCAGCGCTATGTGCTCGGCGCGGCCGAGCCGTTCATCGTGCCGAACAACACCAACAATGCGCCGCAGCCGACGAGCGGCCAGGTGCCCACGGTTACGACCTGCAGTGGACGCAACTTGCTGGTGCAGCCGACCGTCGCCCCTCTTGTGACCGAGCACTCGAACGGCAGCACGCAGCGCATCTGGCCGGGCAATGAGCCGCTTCGTACCCAATGCGCCGAAGTGAAGGGCGGTCATTTCTCTGCAGTGGCGCCGACGCTGGTCCAGGTCGGGTATGGCGAGCGCCCAGGACAGGCTCCGCGCGCGCTAAACCTGGAGAACCCGCTGGGCGTCATCGTAGGCGGCGGCATCAAGCACGCCATGGCATCCGCGATGCTGGTAGGGGTCGGCGGCCGCGCTGGCCAGACC